ATAAAAGGAGGGTATTGTTGTATGTGTGTAAAAAATTAAAGAAATGCAAACGATATTTCAAAAAAAAAGAAGAGGTGTCAATTGAAAAAAAAAAAAAAAAAAAAAACAGTTATTGAAGAAGATAGTAAATTATATAATAAAATGGAAATATTATTGGAAGAAACGCGTGTGTTGAAAAATGAGTTGAAAAATATTAAAACAACTACGACAACCATCCATAATAGTAATTTAAATATTAATCTTTTTTTAAATCAAAATTGTAAGGGGGCTATGAATCTCACAGATTTTATTGATAATTTAAAATATTCTCTTGAAGATTTAGATTACTCCGGTAAAAATGGTTATGTAAAAGGTATCAGTAATATTCTTATGAAAAATTTAACAGACATTGATCCAAGTGAGAGACCATTACACTGTTCAGATGCTAAACGATTGAAATTTTATATAAAAGATAACGATACGTGGGAAAAAGATGAAGGGAATCTTAAGATGAGTAAATCCATTGATGATATAAGTGAGAAACAGCGTTTAAAGCTAAAAGAATGGCAAGAACAAAATCCGAATTATGAATCATGTGGAAATAAATCAGAGGATTTTTTCAATATTGTCAGGAGTATTATGGGTGGTGGAGACGATATTGAATTAAATAAAAACAAAAATAGAATTATTAAGAGTTTATCAAATGATGTTAGTATAAAGGCCGTTTTAGAAGATAAACGGTAATTTATTTTGCCACGGCGGAGGCGTATTGTTTTTTACATTTTGATCGGATTTTTGAAAAGGTGCGTTTTCCTTTTGATTGTGCGCTTTTTTTAACATTTACCCATGTATCCATGCAACTCTCTGCTGGGACCATCATGGATGTATATATTGTTATTTCATCCGAGAAGCATGGGTCTGTCGCCATTATCAAGGATAGGGTTTCATACGATGATTTGTTTGTACTTGTTTCAAGAGAATCAATTACAAATTTGCGGCGATATTTACTCTCTGATGCGTCATCCCATTCTTCTTCGTTGCATATTTTTTTAAAATCATCTTCACAGCACCAGTGATCGGCATTGGCTTGAACAAGGTCTCCGTCGCAAAGCAATGTTTGTACATTACCATCGATGTTGTCGCGAGGACAACAATTTCGCGAAATAACCATGCCTTGGTTTTTCCGGGTTCCGCAAATGGTGATATATGTAGGGGATATCAATTCAGCATTCATGAATTTGCAGACCGCTTTATTATAATTGTACTCACTATTAAGAACGTCTCTTACCAAGTAACCAATGGGCCAATAACCCAAAGCGCACCGATAAATATTTCTCATAAAACTTCTTTTTGGAGAGACACTTGCTCCATGAGTATGTCTATAATTGATAGATACTGAAAAGGCACGCGCTTTCATACCAGTAAGAATACCAATATAACCCGCCCAAGTTGTTCCTGTAAACAAGGTCTTTCCGTTTTTTTGAAATTCCAGCTGAATTGTCAGCTTTTTTAAAATAGGCATTGCCCAGTCCATGGTTCGGATGTGAACCGGGTGATCATCACCGTTGACAATTACAGACGTGCAGGCAGCAAATGCCTCATATGCCAATTGGAGAAGAAGAACTTTTCCTAATCGCATACCCGTCTCGTTTGCAATGCCTTGGAGTTCTCTGCAATGTGCCACACGTCCCGTATATTGAGCCAAACTCAAAACAGTCATCATGGTTGAAGCCGCATTGCCTAGCATCTCATCTGCTAGTTTCGTCGCCAAAGGAATCTTATCTTTGAAATCTGGTATAATGTGCGACCATCTCTTTTCGGGAGGGGTGTCAAGGTTAATAATATATGTTGGGCAGTCAGTAGTCATTGTGTTAAAATAGTTGATGTTAATGCTTGTTATTAAAAGTGCTAAAAATACTTCAATTTTTTTAATACTTTAATTAAATTCTTCTAGTTTTCCTTTTTGTACTTTTTTTCTTTTTTTTCCTGGTATATTTCTTTTCAGAACCTCCAACAACGGGAGCGGTCTTGCCACAATTAGGAAGTTTAAGACAATTTATTGGAGGCGGTGGACTTTTTTCGTTTTCGGGCGCTTTGGGTATTAATTTTGCGACACATTTGGATATATTGCCGTCTCCAGCAGCATCACCATCGGCTATACATTTTAAATAATTATATATGGTCTGATTACCATAGTAATCTTCCAATTGTCCAAGTCTTCTTGAAAAGGCCATGGAACGGTATTGCCCGCGCAATGATGCAGGTGCGCGTTCCGCTGCATTTTCATATCTTGATGCTGATTCCGGGATAGGGATAGGTACACCCATTTTTCTAATTTTTGGCAAGTTTTCTAATAACATTCTAAATGCAAATACTGCAAGTTTGTTCTTAAAAACAACATCCATCTCCTCTTCTTTTGCTGGCGTCGCCCAGCCGGGGACGCGGTCCAGATTTGTTTTAAGGTTTAAAACAGCGGCACTTGTTTGATTTGTTACCAAAGGGTTGTTTAAGGAAGAACCGTGGTGCAAAAACTGTACAATTCCGTCCTCATAGTTTTGCATATTTCCATCTTCCTCATCTCCAAGAATAATGGAATCTTGCGATGGTAATCCCCAACAACTTCCATCATCATCAATTTCATCACTCTTTCCTTCTACTGATAATTGAAGGAGGTCACCCGAACAGGCGACAGTACAACTTTCATCTGTGCACGCATTTATTTTTTTTTCACGGTGACATGAAACACCTTTCAGACAATTTAAACTTCGCATTAATAATGCAATAAGTGCCTTTTTGGTATTTGTTTGAATATTTGTTCTTCTATTTATAAATTTTGCAATTCCTATACTATAAGATCGGTCACTAATAGGCACGTAGGCATATTCCTTATTTTTCTTTTCGCCGGTATTATCAAAGAGTAATAGAAAGTCTATGCCTATTCCCGGGGGACAATTGATGCGCCCTTGATCTGTATCTGGTCCAGTGCAAAACCATATTAAACTAGCTAGTATTAAATACGCGGAATGCATATTTTTAATATATATTTTTCTGTCGAGAAGCGGCGATAACCCCACTGTCTTACCCCGCGTTGATTGATCAAAACCCGTATCTTTAGACTTTTGTGCCCAACCAAGATACCGTGAAATTATTCTAGTTTCCAAAGAATTAAAATCAACAATAGGAAATCCCATTAGAAAAATATAGTTAAACGTTTCACAACCATTTGTACCTATCTTACTTAATTCAAATAGAAATTGGAGAGATTTTGTATCTTTAAGAGAGGTTTCATATGTTATATTGAATCCTTTGATAATGGACACTGCGGTTCTTATATAAGACAATTCTGTATTATTAATTTTTTTAGTTTCAGGGTTACCAAAAGGGGCATCTTTTTTTTTGTCAAGAAATTCCCTTTTTATCCAGTCTTGTATATGCAGTTTTTGTTCACGGATTGGAGGATCGTGAACAGCTCCTTCAGAAAAAAGGAGTTGGGGTTTAATTGTATTCAATTGTTGAATATTTTTTAAAATATTTTTCCGCAATTGTTGTTTATCAGCAGAGGTCTGCGTTCTACCCTTCTCCTTCTTTCCCTCCTCTTCCTTTCCCTCCTCTTCCTTTCCATCCTCTTCCTTTCCCTCCTCTTCCTTTCCATCCTCTTCCTTTCCCTCCTCTTCCTTTCCTTCCTCTTCCTCTCTCTCCTTTGCCAAATCATAATTTTCTTGTTGTGCAGTTAAGATTTCTCGCCAATTGTTGCCGTATTTTCCATTTTCCGAACTATTAATACTTACTTTAATATCATCCACGGTTATTTCGTTTAATTTTTTAATGCTTTCTGTAATATCGTTTAATTTAGAAATAAAATCTGGGTCTTGCCCGATGACCTCGTCATGACCTAGTTTAACCCATTTTTTTTGCGCGGCAGCTTTATTAATAATATTAGCCCGTTCTTTTAAGGTGTTACCCATTGTAGATTTTCCAGATCCGGGAGGTCCTGCTAAAATTATACAAAATCTAAATTTTGTTAATACATTTGAGTATTGCGGCATGGTGCTTATAGCAGTTTGTTTTGATTCAACGGATTTATTAATATCACTAATTGGTACCATTTCTTTCCAAGCGTTACAATTAGATTCTGCGTCGGTTTGAACAAACTGTGGAAAAAATTTATTAGTTTCAACAGGTGCAGTTGCTTGAAATTTCCTACATTTTGAAACAAGAGTTGCATCTGAGCAATTCTTCCAAGCAATTGATTGTGGACAGGGATCCCATATACTCAAAGGACACTCACTTTTTACTGCAGTACTAATTATACTTGATTGATCTGCCATTTTATATATATATATTATAAAATGGTATTTAAATATTAAGATTAATGGTATTTCTCTCCGACCGTGGTTTTCTTTTAGATTTTTGCGGTATTTGTCCTGAAATTTCCTTAAGGTCTGATACATTAATAGTATCTGGGTTTTGAGAACGAATATTTACTTTTTTTGTTTTAATACCAGATAATATATCACTGATGTCGGATGGACCACTCATGTCTCTTCTTGATGTTTTTGGAGGAATCCCGCGAGCTGCATTTATATCAGGACGGTTTTGTGATCTGGGCTGTGATCTCTGGGGTCCCGGAGGAGACCCCATTGGTGGCATAACGCCACCAGGCATCATTCCTGCCGGATTACCACCTGGCATCATATTAGGTGGGGGTCCACCCGGCATCATTCCCGACATGAAATTCCCGAATCCTGGATTCTGCGAATTCATACTTTGCGCAGCGGCATTTGTAAATTGCTGCATTAATTCAGGATTTTGTCTTAAAATATCATCCATTCCGGGCATAGATGATTTAAACATTGTATTTGTCATATGTAACATAGCAGCGCTTCCTCCTAACATGAAAAGCAGCTTAAGTTCGGGTGCCATCTTTGCCTTGCCGCCGTATTTCTCATGTAGTTCTCCAAAGACTTCATCATATTCGTTAATATTCTCTCCAACGGCTTCTCCCCATCCATCAAGTTTAATATCGAAAGGATCAAATTTACCATTTAAAAATTCAATTCCGGATACACAAGCCATTAACATTTTCCCTTGGAATTTCACTGAATTTTTTTTACCAATATCGGATTTGATCATCTCATACTCTCCTTGCATTTCGGCAAGTTTATCATCCATATTATATTTTTTACTAATAGTTATACCTTGTTTGTCTAAAGCCTCTAGCTTTCTAATATAAGAAAACTTTAACCTCAATTCCTCCTCGGCAGATATTTGTGGTTTTTCAGGAGGTTCTACTGCAGGATTAACTGGGATTTCATTAAATTTTTTAAACCCGTCCCATGTCTCACCACTATTTTTAGCACTTGCTTCTCCGAGTCTGATATTTTCTCCTGTATTGATAGGCGTTGGTGTACTTGGCCCAGAGTTAATATTTAGTTTTATATTAGAAACGGATGGAGATGTGGGCGTACCTATAGAAGAGAAAATCTTAGATCGGTCTTTACCGCTAAGAGACATCTTTCTTGAACCCTCTCTACTATCGGGGGCCAAACTTTCAAGTTCAGATAATTTAATATCCGATTTTGGTGAATTTGATTTAGATGCTAATTTATGATTGATCAATAAATCGGCACCTGGTCCAAAGTTTACACTTCTTCTTGTATTCACTTCTTCATCTTGGGGCAAATTATTTAATCTAATAATACCATTATCGGAACTACCAACAACTGACAATTTAGGAGAGGCTGGCGACGAAGACACATTACTGAGTTTAATATCGATTATTTCTGGATTACTCATTATGTTTTATTAAGAACTTATAATTTTAAGTAAGACGCATTTATAATACTTTATTATTGCTTGATATACCATAATCCCTGAAGATATGAATCTGCTAGATCATCTTTTTTTTTATGTTTTTCAAAATGTCCCTTCCATTCGGAAATATTGTTATTTTCATTTATTAAATTACGTGTAATTTGAATCCCCATTTTCTTTCTTTCCGCATAAGATGTTTTCTTTTTATCAGTAAAGTCCTTAAGTTTGTTTGCAGGAGAGATTTCCTTTATTGTTTTGCATTCTATCTCTATAAAATGCTGCATTATCATACCCTGAATCATCTTCATGCGCAATGCTAGAGGACCTATTTGATTTTCAATAATCATGCAATCAATATGAGTTTTTAAAAGCAGCACATCAAACGATTTTTTTATTCTTCTCCCATAAGTAACAAAATTAATATTCCTACTGTTTGTTTTTATGATAGGGTTTAGGTAATTATTGGAGAGATCGTGTATAATTGCATCAATATAATCAACTTTCTTTCTTTTTTTAGGCAATTTATAATTTTTATTTTTAACCAAATCTTTTAATTCCTTAATCTTCATTTTTTTTATTTTTGATAAATTCATATTTGACGGCGGTATACCAAGTGGCTCTTTTTTTGCATGCAATTTACAAAAGAATTTGTTGTTTTTATAGTACTTTGCTGGTTTCGCACAAATATCGCCATTTTTCTTCTTTCCACAGCATGTATTTGTTTGTTCACTACATAAATCTATAATGTCCCAATCTAAAATCTTGTGACAATTGCCTTCTTTTGATAAAACACAATAAGCTAAATGTCTCATACCAACATCAATACTAAGAATATTCATTTATATATAGACGTCGCCTTATTTTTAATAACTTCTAAATAACAATATTTTATAGTGTTTATATATAAATGTCTAACAATCATATCCAAGAATTAAGTTTGGCATCACTATTGATAAAGGGGAAGGTATTATCACAGGCGACATATAGAAATAATTTAACCAATATTGATGTTATTCTTTATGAGATTAAAGAAAAAACAGAAATCAAATATGAAAGTATAAAACTTTTAAAACAGACACTAAGACGTTTGAGAGATGGAGAAGAGGCTATTAATACACTAAAAAGGGAAATAATAGATTTAACAATGAAAATTAGAGATGAAGAGTTGGGAGGATCGCGTCCTGCTTCTGCGAGCCAGATCGCTCAAGACAAAATGGCAAAGGAAAATAAAACACAAGAGCTTGACAAGGCACAAAAGGACCCTAATGTGATAAAACTGCGCAAAGAAGTAGAAAGTGCGCGAGAAAGTGTAGATGCTTCAATGTGCGAAGAACGTAGAAATATGTTAAATATCACGTCGCGCTTTCGTTATATTTTACAATCCAGAATGCTTTTGGGTCGCTCTCCACCAGTATTATTGGCCTCTAATGCTGCTGTGGCGAATGCGGTACCAGCGGTACCTGCGGTACCTGCGGTACCTGCGGTGCCTGTGGTGCCTGAAGAATCGAAAGAAGATGAACAGAAGGTAGAGCTCTCCAAAACTACTATAGTTCCTGTGCAACAATTAGCGGGTATGCCTGGATCTACAGTTAACTCAAACTATGGTGGGGAACAACTGTTATTGCAGTTAGATCCCGCACAGAATGATAATGCACAAGGTGTAAATATGAATAACGGTACGCTTGTCAGCATCATGAATAATTTAAGTGAAGGTCAAGATATAAATCAGGAACTTAAAAGTAGAATGGGTGAAATGGAAACCCTTCTTCATGAAATTGTTCAATATAACAAAGCAGAAATAGAGGGACTTAAGAGTTTAGGAGATGGGCAAAAAGATTTATCAGCCGGACAAGTATATCAGCAGGAGCAGAATAGACGCATTCAACAAGCGGTTGTTAGAGTCCATTTAACTCTTAATCGTGGAATGGACGCCCTCAGTAAACAAGTTGCGGAGTGCTGGCCGGTAAAAATAGATACGATACTACCTTGTCTAATGAAATTATTAAAGGCCATGGTTGAATTTATGATTCTAGCACATAAACTATTATATCAACTGGGATTTTTATTATCTAGACAAGCGAATAATTCAATTTCATGGATTTCGCCATTATTAGGAAATATGTTACAATTTACTGTTTTAGCTGGATGTTTGTTATTTTATTTTAAACTGATTACAATTATATTTGGTATGGTTGGTTTGGGTTATAATGCTAAAGAGATTTACATTAATTGTTCTCAACAAATCTGTGAATGGATCAAACAATTTGTATTATATTTCTGGGACACATTAACAGAAATTCCAAATGAGATTGGAGACTTTGTTTACAGATCACTTGAACCAATTATTGATGGTTTGCGAGGATGGATGTCTTCATTACTCTATTCATTATGCATGAATCTTCCGTACCCTCTTCGCTATTGTGACTTCTTGAAGGGCGATGGCATGGAAGGTGGTGGCGACGGTGACAAACCCCCTTGGGAAGACGAAGAAAAGAGCAAAGAAGAGCGTAATCAAGCAATGGTTGATTTTATGAATAATGTAAGGAAGACACTAGACCCAGACATTTCTAGTAAATTTGAAATAATTAAGAAAAAACTAGACAATGAAATAACATTGAGTGTTGAAAGTCTACAAGGCATCGCGCTTGGTATTGTAGGTGATATTATGAATGACGCGAGAGTGGCTGCTTCACAATCACCCAAAGAAGGAAATAGTGGTTTATCTGACGAGCTCATGAACTTATTGAAAGAAGATAAAAATGATAAATTTTGGAATTCATTCTTAGAGAAGTGCAATACATCGTGCGACGCGGGTATTGGATTATTATTAAAAAAGGCAGATATGATCGAGCAAGTTGAAAAAACATTAAATAAACCCGATTTTAAAAAAATATCCTTGCCTAAATCAGGTGTTATGACTACTATTCCTTTGCTAGAATTTCAAAATAATCCATTTATCTATTATCAACCAAAACCATTATCTACATTAGTAGAAGATATGACAAAAAAAGAGTCACGAGAAAGCAACAAGTTGGACCCTTTTTCTATATTTTTTACTGCTGCCAATGCTTATACAGCATATGCTCTTAATATGGGCGTATATCATTATACAGAAGGTAAAATGAAGGATAAATTAGGATCCGAAAAGGAACGCATATCGCCATTATTTGATCAAAAAGAGGTTGACAATTTACTAAAAAGATTACAGGTTGGGACAATAGTTAAAGTGAAAAAAACGGAGAGTGGCAAGATACAGGTTTCAAATGTTGAAAAAGCAAATGCTATGGCAGTTGCTGCTGCGGCAGTTGCTGCCGGAGGTGGAAAAAAGAGAACTAAAAAACGGCGTTATAAAAAACGGCGTTATTCGCGAAAAGGTAAGAAGAAAAAAGGGAAAAAGAGAACTAAAAAGATTAGAAGGAAAGTAAAGAAGAGTCGTAGAAAAAGGAAAAGGCGACGTAAAACTAAGCGTTAATGGTATAAACATATGGGAAACAGTGTTTTAGTCCGTTACCATCATTTCCTATTTTACTAAACATCATCTCTCCTAAAAAGGATGAATGAGAGATCACGGCAATATTTTTTTCGGTACGAGATCTTATCCATTCTTTAAAAAATACAATTCTTTTATGTAGTTCACTCAATTCAACATCATTTGGCCTTTTATTTAACTGGAACATTGTATCATTTTCATTATTTATATGTGAAAAATCAATATTTGGATATTTTTTTTTAAGCACAGATAACCTTTTGCGACTATTGCAAGTTTCTTCAGATTGAGGATGTTCTTTAATATAATCTAATGCTATCATAGGTATATTTGGTGTATCGATAAATATATTTATTGCTGTTTCCAATGTTCTTGTAAGCGGCGAAACAACAACTAACTCAATCATATTCTTATCATTCCAATTTTGACCCAAAGATAAAGATTCTATGTGACCGAAGTCTACAAGTGGTGTATCATGAAAATCTGTATAGGCTTTTCTTCCTATTTTTGGAAAATTTACATTATGTAATGCTGTTCCATGACGTATACAATATAATGTTTTACTCATTATATTATATTGACCGAATTTTGTTTTAGATATTAACCTAATTAAAATTCGGTCTTCCTTGTTGAAGCATTTGCGATTGTGTCATTATTGGAGCAGATAGCCTACTTTGTAACGTTGCATCGGATAGATAAAGATTTTTGAGATTTGAATTTTCATATCCGAAGGGTTGTGTTTTATCAGCACAACTGGTAAATAAATATTTATTAGAACTTGGCACTTGTTTAAAATTCTCCATACAACCACAACAATCCGAACACGCAGCAGTGGTGTTTTTATTCATTACTTGGTTGCCATTATTAATCAACCATTGTCGGTATGAATAGTTACTTTTAATACCAATCTCCTTTTTAATTTCATTGTTCATTCTGCAAGCGCCCGACCAATCAGTGAATAAATTGCCTTCGTTCATTAATGCAGGAAATCCTGCGTGAATATTATTTGAAGCTTTGTAGCACGTTCCCCAACTCATACTGTTATATTATAATAGTATAAGAAATTAATTTGCAGTCATTTGTTTCGCACTAGATTCAGTCAAAAGTTCAATTAGAGCCTTTTTCTTCATTGAACTGTATCCAGTAAGTCCCTTACTAGCACACTCGCTTTTAAGATCAGCCACTTTCCATTTATCATACGGCTTTTCATTTAATTTTTCAACAACAACAACATCGTCATTAGGCTTAACGTCGTGATTTTCTTCTTGATCATCCATATTGTCATCATCCGACAATTCAACGTCATCAAGTTCAATGTCAACGAGTTCCATTTCTTCTTTATTTTTTGTATCTTCTAATTTAATTTCTTTAATTTCGCTTTTATCTAAAGGTTCCGTATCCACTTCGGTTATTTTTGGAGAATCTTCACTTTCCATATTATTTCTGCCAATTTCGGCACCTTCAAGGGTTAGTGTTACATTTTTAATACCTTCAACATGGTCAAGATTTTCTTCGAGTGTGATGCGATCATTATCATCATCGGAATCGGAATCAGACTCGGATTCCGAATCAGTATTTTCTTCATTATCTGAAATATCAATTAATCCTGGTTCAATAGAGCTGGTTTCATGATATTCCGTTTCTTGTCCGGCGCTCTGCACAATATAATTTTGCGCCATTAGTTTTCTTTGGTTTTCGTGTTCCTGAATCAATTCAAACATAATATCAACTTTTCTTTCCGTAGTCGATAATCTATTTTTGAAATATAAAAATATAATTCCGCAGCACACTAATGTAATACAAAGAGGTGTTAGGATGGTTTGTAGCATATTATAGTTCTAATATATTTTTAAAACTATAATCAAACGAACGACTAAAAATCATTTACAAAATCTTTTGTTTTATCCACAATATTTTGGGGATATCCAAGTTCCTTAAGAACCGTTACACCCCCTTTTATTTTTGAAACGCCTTGACATATTTTATATTTATAATTTGGAACATCATCAATAATTGTTGTATCCATGTTGATATTTTCAATGGTTTTGTTTGAATCAAGTTTATCACATAATCGGATAAAATGGGTAGTTAACATGAATCTGACATTTTTCATTTCGGAAATATATTGCAAATATGCCCTAGCGCTACTAATAGCTTCATATGGATTTGTTCCTGAGAACAACTCGTCAAAAATACAAAAGTGTTTTTTGTCTTTATTGTTGTCAATAATATTTAAAATATCTAAACATCTCCTGGCTTCAGCTTGAAAAAGACTGTCGCGCGAAGATGTGTCGGGTATATTTAAATAACAATGTATATAATCAACGGGAGTTATTTTAGATTTGTTATAAAAACCAAATCCAATTTGTTGTGATAATAATAAATTAGTGGTTACGGTTTTTAGAAGGGTAGTTTTTCCAGATGCATTTGGTCCTGTGATTAACTTATTATTTTTCAATGACACATTGTTGGGTATGACTTTTTCTGAAATCATGGTTGGATAATAGGCATTTTTCATGGAAATTTTGGGATTTTTAGATTTTGAAAATTTAGCTTTGTTAATGATCTTGGATTTAAATAATTTATGTATACTTTCTATTTTTTCAAAATAACCATGTAACCCGAATGTAAAAAGGAGAACATCTTTAATTTCATCGGAATCAAAGAGCAAATAGTATTGTTTCATCGTATATCCAATTAACGGTATTTTTTTAGGATTAAAACTAGCTAAAGGAACATTATCGAGAGAAGCATGTAATGTATTAACACTCTCCAATTTATCTGTCAAATATTCATTATACTTATGGAAGGATTTATATTTCCCAACTTCTTTTAAAAATTTTTCTAGTTTTATTTTACTACTACTCAAATGAGATTTAATATTCTTAATATCTGTATTAATTATATGTGAATTTTTGTAAAATTGGTAGCATGATACCCCGTTTTGATAAATATTATATATGTACATTCCTACCATAAGAAGTAGATAAATTCGTTGACCCCATGGTAAAGTATTCCATTGTGTAATTAGTTTTCCAAAACTATGATTTCTAATAGATATCATCAAAACTCTTACGTATGATTCTAAAGTTATCGTAACCTTCTTAAATTTAAGGAGGAGGAATGGGACCAGAAGTAAAAGGATTGGAGCAATTAAATTTAATGCGGGAGAGATTATACTATACATTGACATGATTGCGAGAAAAAAGGTTGATTTATTTAAAAATTTTAGTCTATCCCAACCAATATATTGGTATTTATCAATGAAACTCTTATCTTCTTTTATGGCTTTAAAACTATGCCATGCATTAAGAGTAACTGTGTTATCGTCATGAGAATTAAAATTACTAAAATTTTCAATAAGTTTTTGATTATCTTTTAAAAATGGTATATTTGTGGTGTAATTTTTAATCCATGGCGAAAACCCGTTTTTGCCCAATATTGTTCTAGGTCTTAATAAAAAATTATAAACTGTATTATTGGATACATCGCTCTGTGTTTTCAATAACTCTAAATCTTCTATTAAATTTTTAGGAGTTGTATTAACATGCTCAACAAATTCAATGGGTATTTTAAAATGTTTTATAATATCGTCTTCTAACATTATAGTTTTGTAATATTAAAAGATGGAAGAGAGTACGAATTATACTGCAAGATGTTCTGACCAATTGGAGGGCATTTCCAAAATTTGAGTAGAGTAATATTCTTCAAAATGTTTCAAGCGTGCACCATCGTGCTTTGTAACGAAATTAATAGCAATTCCCTTTCTGCCCCACCTACCCGATCGCCCGATGCGATGAAGATAAGTATGTTCGCTTTTTGGTACATCAAAATTAATAACAATGCTCACCTGCTGAACATCAATGCCTCGTGCAAACAAATCGGAAGTGATAAGGACACGACATGCGCCAGAACGAAAGTCCTTATTATTCTGATTTCTTTCGTGTTCGTCCATCTTACCATGAATTTTCTTGACGGGGAACTCGTCTGCTAGCATTGCTTCGTGAAGGTCGTCAACGCGACGGGTACTATTACAATAAATAATAGATTGTGAAATAGCCAGTCCGCTAAACAAATCTTTCAATGTCAAATATTTACTTTCGTCGCCATCCATCCTGATATAATATTGCGCAATACCTTGCAAGGTGAGCATATCCGCTTTCACAAAGATTTTATAAGGTTTATCCATAAAGGTATCGGATAGAGCTTTCGCCTCCGGTGGAATTGTTGCCGAGAAAAGACCAATTTGAATTTCTGATGGCATGTATTGGAAAATTTTATAAATTTGATCCTTAAAACCTTGTGACAACATCTCATCTGCTTCATCTAAAACAATTAGACTCATTTTTTCTGTTTTGAGATACTTCCTTCTGATCATATCATGGACACGTCCGGGTGTACCAACTACAATCTGTGGCGGATTTGAATCCAACTTTTGACGATCTCCATCAACTGAAGTACCTCCCACAAGCAATTGTGTTACAAGACCTTTGCGAAACATTCCAATAGCATTGACAACCGTTAAAATTTGATTTGCAAGTTCATGCGTTGGTGCAAGAATAAGGGCCTGTGTATGTTTTTTTTCAGGATCGATGATATTTAGCGCTCCAATTGCAAAACAACCTGTTTTCCCTGTCCCCGATTGTGCTTGCGCAATAATATCTCTACGTTTTCCATTTTTATCCACGGTAAGCATGGGAATTATTCCTTGTTTTTGAATAGGACTGGGTTTCTCAAATCCATAGGCATAAATGCCTCGCAAAACATCACGATGCATTAATTCGGAATGATCCCATTCTTCAATAGTGGTATTTTTACCAACTGTTTCTCCAGTTGCTTTGTTCTCAGAACTTTTAGGTGAGTTTTCGTTTGACATGATATACTAATATGCTGTTGATGTTTTTAAGTAAATATTATAAATATTTCAAATCAATTTTTTCATATGAATTTTTATTTATAAAATTGATATAAATATAAATTCAGAATAATAAAATATAAGAACCATGACATGCCTAGCAGATAGACAATACGACCTTAAATACTTCCATCAAATAAGTCCAAGTGTTAATGCAGATAATACAATAAATGCCGAAACGGTTGCCATTATTAATACACTTGCATCAAGAGTAGGTGCACCTGAATATCAAAGAACCCCTGTGTTTAAAAAGCGTGGACACGACGGTGGTCGTAGACCGCGACCTCAGCGTGCGGTTATTACAGCAGATGATTGGCAGGAAATGCGAAATTTCAAATCCCAGAAATTACATAAGAATGAAGATGGTATTGAAAAGGAGATTGATGATCTAAGAATGTTGCTTAATAAACTCACGGAAACTAATTATCAAGAGATGCGTGATAAGATTGTAGTCGCACTTACAAAAATTCTTGAGTCAGAACCCGAAGAGGCTGATTTGATGAAAGTAGGTGTTTCGATATTTGAAATTGGATGTCTAAATAAATTTTGGGCAAAGTTGTATGCACAATTGTATAAAGATTTAATTGGCACTTTTCCGATTATGAATTCCATTTATAAAAAGAATTTTGAATCTTTCCTATCATTATTTGACGTTATTAGATTTATTTCAGCGGAAGAAGATTATGACAAATTTTGTGAAGTAAACAAAGAAAATGAAAAGCGGCGTTCAATTAGTAGCTTCTTTGTCCATCTTATGAAAAACAATGTTTTATCTCAAGATAAAATCATGAATATTATTAATATTTTAAAATCAAAATTTCAAATATGCATTGAGGAAAATAATATGCGCAATGAGGTTAATGAAATTGGAGCAAATTTATGCATTCTTATTAGGGAGGGACGAGATACACTGAATGGCAACGATGATTGGCCCGCAGTTGAAAAGTTTGTCGAGGATGTTTCGGATATGAATCATAAGGATCATATAAGTTTGACTAGTAAAGTGGTATTCATGTTCATGGATTTGAGCGACGATTAATTTTAATTATAACCATAAAGATATAAAAATATAGATATAGTAAAATATATATATGATGTCAGAACCTAATAATAATTTATCATTTTCTTTGCATGAAATAGATGATAAAGGAAAAGAAGAAGAAGGTGTAACATATTCAGATTTGGTACAACAAGTTGATTATATGGAAATGTGCTCCACGGTTGCCATGGATGATTATATTGCACAAGAAGTTGAATATCAGACAAATTATACAAAAAAAGAACTAGATAAAATAGCGGAATACTATGAAATAAATAAGAGGAAAAGTCGCGGTACTAAGAAAAAACAAGAGTTAATTGAAGACATTGTTTTTTTTGAAAAAGCTACTGAAAATGTTGAAATTGTATATAGGAGAAAAAAACTATGGTCCTATATTGAAGAGATTAAAGCTGATAAGTATTTAAGTAAATATTTAATATTTGAATAAGATATATGGTGCGATCTGTATTAAATCCTGAAATTGAATATGAAGAGAAAAAAACTGTTGATAAAAGTGATGTTGGATACGACGCTACGCAGTTTGAATTAGAATTATTTCCAAATATTGGAGGGGTAGTGGCTTTAGGAAATGTAAAATATACATATTCGGACAAAAATTTATTATATGTTCCAGTTTATTTGGTGATTGATGGAAAGGTGCAGGATCAGATTGGTGTTTACGAATTTCTGGCAAGCAATTACACTGAGATTTTAGATGAAGATAATGATATAGATATTGATCTATTAATGAATCCATTGCCATTATATTATAAATTTTTTACAATGCCATTTATGAAAAAAAAATTAGGGACCAGTTTAATTAATTTGACTACGGGAACACCGCAACAACCCGCCGATTCAGTAAGTCTTGTAACCGATTTAGAAGATGAGTTGGAAAAGGAAATGGACGAGGAGGTTGAATCTGATAAATGGACGTCTCCAAATAAGCCAACCGTTTTAGATTCAATACTAGGGGACGAAGAATCTAAGGAATCTGATGAAGTGAAACAACTTAATCAAGAAATGAGAGAAAGAGAGGTGTATAAAGCAAGACAAAGTGATTCGTGGATCAAAAAATTTATGAAAAATAGTAGTTATTCTCTTAAAAATAACGAGGCTGGCGGAGATTGTCTTTTTGCAGTAATACGTGATGCCTTCCGAGATATTCCAAGAGATATGAGCGTTGCACAAATGCGAGATATTGTTAGTAAAGCAGCTGATGAGAGTACATTAAAAAATTTCAGAGAACATTATGATATGTACAATACGGGTTTGGGGAAAATGATAGCCGATCAAATGGAGATTAGGGATAAAATTCAAGTCTTGAAAGTTCGCTTTTCTACAGCAGCTAGTAGAACAGACAAACTCGCCATTTCTAAAGAAGCGAGTGTATTATTAGATAATTTTAAAAGACTTGGGAGAGAGAAGGCACATGCGAGGGAATTAATTGCGGAGTTCAGATGGTTAAAAGGCGTTGATACTTTAAAAAAACTAAAATCAAAATTAAAAACATGTGACTTTTGGGCGGAATCATGGGCGATTAACATTTTAGAAAAGGCATTGGGTATTAAGTTGATTATATTTAATTCAGATAATTATAAAATGGGTGATATTGGAAACATTTTACAGTGCGGGGATATGGTAGACAATGATATTATAAAAGTCGGTTCATTCAATCCAAAACATTATATTATTGCGTCATATAGCGGCGATCATTATCAATTGGTAAAATACAATGATAAGAGTATTTTCACATTTAATACCATTCCTCCTAGTATTAAAAGGATGATAATAGATAAATGTCTGGAATCAGGTGAAAAAGGTATATATAATATGATACCCGATTTTAAAGCATTGAAAAGTGGTACAGACGAGTCAAAACATCTGGATAGATTACCAGTTACAGATAGCGGTGCCGAAGATATTGATCTCGCATCTAAAGAGAAAAGCGATGAGGGTTATAAAAAGATGAAACAGGTTAAATATAATCCAAATATAGTATTTCAGTTTTATTCAAAATCATCTGGTAAACCTAAACCTGGTAAAGGTGCTGGAGAGAAAATTAATAAAAAAGATATCCTTGAATTTGCAGAATTGGCATCGATTCAAGATTGGAGAAAGGTCTTGTCTAATTTTTATAAAACGGCTGTTCCGTTTGATTTGGATGGCGAAAAATGGTCTTCAGTAGAAGCGTTTTACCAAGCTTCCAAATTTAAAAAGAAAAATCCAGAGTTTTATAGACAATTTGCCATGGATGGACCTTTTGCAGAACCGGGAGTAGCTAAAGCCGCTGGTGGAAAAACAGGAAAGTATAAAGGTAAGGCTATAAGGCCTAAGGGTATAAATATGGACGAATATTTCTTTTCATCAGGTGAAAATGAAAGGTCCATGTTCAGGGCACAAATGGCGAAATATAAATCGGACTCTTTAGCTAAATCTGTACTAATGGCTACAAAAAATGCAAAATTACAACATTTCCTTAGAGGAGCGGCGCCAATTGTTTTTTATGATACCATGAAAATTAGAAGTATTTTGGAAAATGAGAAATAACTTTATAACAATATACAAATTATTATAAAGGTAAAGAAAATATGTATAATATATATCAATAATATGGATTTTACAAGCGATTCGGAAACAATTATGACTTTTCTGATGAAAAAATTTAAAACCTTTTCAAAGAAGAGAACACCGCGAGAACAATATCGTTTTGACGGATTTTTAAATAAATTCTATGATAACATTCATAAAGCTGCAAATTTATCAGATATAGCATGGAAATCAAAAGATATTATGCGGACAATACAAGAAGTTCATAGTCAAAATAACAATGACGATAGTTTATTAAATAGCGTATATGTACCTGAAGGGATCAAAAGATTTATTCGTACAAATATCAAGGGTATAGTGACATACAAATGCAAAGTATTTGATAGAGAAATAACAATTTTAATTAATCTTGTCAATAACAAACAGTTCAACGAATTAGGAAAAATAGATACTTTAGTTATGAAAATGTTTACGTGGTTATATTTTGTAATACCATATACTAACAAAAAGTGTTCTGAAAAACTAAAAATTTCTTGTTATCTTTGTCCACATAAAAAACAACTACCGAAAACACAATTTACAGTATTGGGTCCGACTCATGTAAACGGTGGTGTTGCTGGAGCATGTCCATTAAATGGTGAAATTTGTATTTATAGAAAGGAAGAGATATTTAAGGTATTTATTCACGAAACATTTCACGCATTTGGCCTTGACTGGTCAAATATGCAAAGTCATCATTTGCGAGAAAAGTTAAAAAAACTATTCCCCATATCAAGCAATATGGATGTTAGTGAAACTTATACTGAGTTTTGGGCCAATATATTTAATTGTCTATTCACTGCATATTTTATAAGGGATGAAAGGGAGGACAGGGAGAGTTTTTTATTGTTTGCAGAGTATTGTATTTATTTTGAACAAATGTTCTCGTTATTCCAGTGTGTAAAAATATTACAATTTATGGGTATATATTATAAAACATTGTATGAAACAGATGAATTAAGCGTGAAAGCTCGTAAATTTTTATATAAAGAAAGAAGTAATATTTTCGCGTATTATATATTAAAAATGGTACTTATTATGAATATTGATAATTTTTTGAGTTGGTGTATGAGTAATAATGCGAATATAATTAATTTTACAAAGACGGATTCTAATTTAAATTTATTTTACGATTTTATTAAGAATCATTATAACACGCCGCGTCTATTGAACAGTATAGAAAAAATGTATAATGTAACGAAGGATAACAAAAAGAATAATCATAACATTATTAATAAAACTTTGAGAATGACAGTAATAGAAATCGCATAAAATTGATATGAATTTATTTATTTAAATAGTTGCCAAATCAATTACTAACATTAAAATAGAGTAAAAATGGGTGTTACATTGCTTAATACTTTCCTTCACTCATACGTGAAAAATACAACAAAAAAATTAAATCTTCGTGATCTAAGGGGGAAGCGAATAGTGGTAGATATCAGTATATACATGTATCGCTTTATAGCGACCAACAGTTTGATTGAAAACATGTATATGCTTTGTTCTTTATTCCGATACTATAATATTCACGCCCTCTTTATATTCGATGGCGAAGGTCGACGTGACGAGAAAAGGGAGACATTGCTGAAAAGAAAACAACAAAAAGATGCAGCTATCAATAAATTTAATCTCTATGAATTAGAGCTTTCAAAATTGAGCAACGGGTCTAAACGCGATGATTTAACTGCTAAAATGGATACATTGCGACGCACATTTGCAAAGCTTACCAGAAGTGATGTGAAAAATACCAAAGCTCTATTGGATGCATACGGAATGATGTACCGTGTTTCCCCTGGTGAGGCAGATGAGTTGTGTGCCGCTCTAGTAATGAAAGGTGCTGCCTATGCATGTCTAAGTGAGGACACGGACATGTTTATTTATGGTTGTCCGCGCGTGTTAAAATATATAAGTTTGATAAATCATACTGTTATTTTGTATGATTTGTCAATAATTCTAAAAAAACTAGAGTTGTCTTACGACAATTTTAAAACGATGTGTCTATTTTCTGGAACCGACTATATATCGGGTGATACGAATAGAAATATTTTCCATAATTATGATCTATATAAAGACTTCAAAAATCAAACATGTGAAAATAGCACATTCTTAAAGTGGTTGCTTCATGAAAACTATATGACATGTCATAAACATTGCAAAATATGTCAGGAAATCCAAAGAAATGACGATGTATTGGATACCGTATTAAACGGTACAAAATATTTCCTAATTAGGAATAAACAAAAAAATACACACGATTTAAAGCAAATACTAAAATTGGATGGATTTGTATTTCCAAATTAATTTATTTGTGATTTAATTAAATTAATTTATTAAAAATTTTTTTAAACGGATGCCTCTACTAAGACCTTGCCTTTCTTAGCAAAGTGTGGGCTCATGTATCGCTGAAGGTTAAAGTATGTAAGCTCGTCTTCCTTTTTAAGCTTGAGAAGCTTGCGGAGTTTGGCATCAGCAAGGATGCGGCGACCATTCTTAGGATCCTGAAGCTTGTGAGCGCGGATATAAGTGTTGATCTCACGAGTCACCTCTGTGCGAGCCATCTCGGTACCCTTTTCCTTTCCAAGGAAATTTGCGAGCTCCATGCTGATCTTGGTAGGCTTAACAAATCCACTGGGGGCACGATTGCCACTACGCTTCGCACGCTTTTTGCTAGCCTTGTGAGCATTCTTAAGCTCGCGATCGGCACGCTTCTGAAGTGCACGTACCTGACCAGTCACACTGGTCAGCTGGCTGCGAAGTGCAGTCAACTGGCCAAGGAGCTCGCCAAAGGCATCGCCTAGAGATGGGACAACCGTCTCAACAGCAGGAGCAACAACTTTAGTATCAACGGGCGCGGTTGGTGCAACAGGGCTAGCAGCAACGACATTCTTTACAGCCTTAGTCTTCTTAGATTTAGGCTTGGCGTTTTTAACAGCCTTAGAGGCTTTGGTCTTGGAAACTTTCTTAGATGGCATTATACACTACTTATCTATTTATTGTTTAAGTTGTTTAACGAATAAATATATTTATAAACATTTTTAACAGCATTAACCGTGGCATTTCCTAAATATAACGCAAATATTTAGAAAATTATTGATTGTACATAACTGCTTCAAATAACCATGGTAATGCCGAAGCTGCAGAAGGTGACACTAGGGTAATTGCGCATAAAATATAATATGCACCTAATCCTTGATTTTCTCTACTTGGGCTTTTTGATAAAAGATTTTCAAACATATTCAATATATTCATTTTTAATAAACTCATATTCTGCGTTATTAAATGATTTGTATTGATTCCGGCAAATGGGTTACCATGAGGAGGACAAATGGCTCGTTTTGTTTCATTTGGTAAATTAGCACGATACTCCCAAATATCAATAAGTTCTCTCACCAACTTTACCGACATCGGTTTGTCCAATGATAAAAACCATGATGCGTCTGTAATATGTCCAAATGTATCAATCTTATGAAATAGATTCTGCGCTTTTAGACTTATACGCTTAGCAAGCGATAGACTTTCTGTTTCATTATCTATTATAATATTAGTTTTCTCGTGGAGAAGCTTTCCGTATTTTAAAAATTTATTAAAACTTTCTAAAGTTTTCTTTGGAATTTTAGACCTTGTATAAGGATTTACAGGTCGATTGTTCTTTAAGATTAAATTATGCAACGATTTAGCGCTAAATCCAAAATGCTGACCATTGTCTTTGAATGAGAAAAATTGCGAATATGGAATATTTTTAATATCGCTCAGTGATAAAAAGTCCGTTGTATTTGTACACTTTCTATGAATTGTTCCCCCTTTCAATCTGTTATAATTTCGCCTCAACGTGCCTCTCCAAAGTTTTTGAAGAATAATAGCATAATTGGAATATTTTAAATTATTATAAACCCTTGAAAGCAACTCTCCTTTATTACCAGATATCTTCATTTTATAATGGCGCGCTATCATCTTTAATTGAGATACATTATAGTTTTTTACTGTTAATAAATTCCATTCATTATAACATGGTATAACAAACTCCTCGCTCGTTACCTTTGTACGTTTTGGGGGCCTTTCAATATTTTTATCAAAAACGTGAGTTTTCAGAAATGTTTTCGGAGAGACTGTGTTCATTTTATATTATATATGTCTAAAATTTAAATCTTTTTTCAAATACATTAAAAAAAAATTAGTACTACATTTATGTAGTATTGACAAAGGGTGATAACATATAGATACTTTATATTATGTGTTGATATACCACCATAAATAATAAATATTCACAGTTAGTCGGACATATCCTTTGTTGTTATACGGCAATTATAACATTTTCTCTCCAATAATAATTAAATATTAAAAATAATATATAATATTTTTAATATGAGTTATCAATATCGCAGAAGAATATTAGCTTGTTGTGAAATTAAAAGGTTTAATTTTAGACCAGGTAGATATTATTATGAAATACATAATCAAAATTGCGCAATTTGTTTAGATAATATGAATATATTTTCTCATATTCGGAAAAATGGGTTAACTACGGGTTTCAAAGGTTGTAAAACTTGTTCATTTTGGTCACATAAACATTGTTCAATTAATTTAACCAAATGTCCCCAATGTAGAATAATTTGGTAATTTTTAAACGCGTCTTCTGAAAAAGGACATGTTTCATCGATAAAAATATCCCAAATAGGCAATTCATCTTCTATACTCCTATATATTTTATATTTCTATAACATCATCGTTCGGATACCATACTTGTAGATGACAGATTCAAAAAAATTAGTATACGAGGTGTTGATTTTTCAAAAAATTGATTTAAAAAATCAACAATAAAGTAAGACATAAACCCGAATCATGTCTAGCCCATCCGAACTCATCGTTAAAACCAAACACTTCAACCCTGCAGCACTCTCTTATCTACCCGCCAAGGTTAATACCCGAGGCGGTAAGAGTGTTCAGATGCGTCTCCAGGGACAACCTCTTGTTCTTGCCATTCCTCTCATGTTTACATGGGGGGTCAATGAGCGAGTTGACGAGACCTCTGGACGTGTCTCTTATGACCTAAACCTTGTCTTTGAAAATGAAAAATCTTCTGCTATTGCCAGCTTTTGTGATAAGCTCAAAGAAATGCAGGAAAAGATCCTTACAGATGCTTCTTCTGGAAAATCCAAAGAGTGGTTTGGAAAGAGCAAGCTCAGCAAGGAGGTGGCTGAAGCTATGATGTACCCCATCCTTAAGTATCCAAAGGATAAGACTAGTGGTGAACTTGACTATACTAGGAACCCTACAGTCAAAGTTAAAATCCCTTACTGGGAGGGCAAGTTTAATCTTGAACTATTTGATATGAAAGCCAACCCAATCTTCATGCCTGAAAAGGATGGAGTTGAATCTCCCCAAGGCGATAAGAGTGTGGTGGACATCGTTCCTTCAAAGTCTCATATCAAAGGACTTATCTCTTGTACTGGTCTTTGGATGGCCGGTGGCCGCTTTGGTGTAACATGGAAGCTTGTTCAGGCCCAGGTTCGTGAACCAGTCCGCCTTACAGGTACAGGCGTTTGTCACCTCATGGCTGACTCTGATGATGACGAACTTCTTGATAATGAAGAGGAAAAGGAAGAGTCTGTGCCTCAGATGTCAAGTGCGCTAGCCGATACCGATGAAGAGGAGCAGGAAGAGGAAGAAAAGGAGGAGCCTAAACCAAAGAAGAAGAAAGTGGTAAGGCGTAAGAAAACCAAGAAAGCTGATGCCTAGATATCTACCGAATAAAAATAAAAATAATTTTATAAAATTTTTATTTTTGAATTATCATGATAATGATATGTATATAAAAATATCACCACGTTTGCTAGTATCATATAGATCATCATATTGTGCTAACAATATACCACTATTTTTAATAATATGCGTTTGTGTTTTGCATATTTTTAATTCTCTAGAGTTAATTTCAAATACTTTTTTACCGACATTAATAACTAACTTTTCTTCATCGATAATATTTTTTATTTGCTCTTGAACAGTTATGTGTAAGTTATTGTAGTTATCTATAAAAATATTTTTGGGTAATTCTGGCACGCATTGTAAAATAAGGTCATTTCCTGATATATCATATGTTATCTCTGAATGCCATAATGGTATATAATATTCACCATATTCAGTTGAATACTTGTATATTTTATCTTCTATTAAATCGTTAATATCTGGGTTAAGTATAACAATATTATCGGAACTTATTTTTTTATTAATAATATCCAATATTTCTTTGTTTAACTCATCATCCAAATTGAAAATATCCTTATATTTAGTTAAATAAGTGTACACCTTAAACGCCTTATCTTTATTCATATTATTAATAGTTTTAAGAGTTACACTCTTACATGAATCTATCAATGTTTTAAGAGTATTATTAATAAATTTATCATCTCTTTCTAACTCGGGTATCATATATTTCATACATTTTCTGAAAAATGCAATATATGAACCATCCTTGTCTTCATCCAGTTGTGGTAAATTTTTATGACTTATTAGAAATTCGTATGCATGTTTGCCTTGTCTAAATTTTTCTGTAGCATCTTCAGATGAATTTTTATCCGGATGATATTTTAAAGAATGTCGATAATAGGCATGTCTTAATTGTTTTTCCGTATAATCCGATTTAATATTTAATACATTAATGGCCTCTTCACAGTTCATGAACAATACTACATAAATAGAACATTAATCTCTCTAAATGATAGATTGGTCTATAATTATTATTATAAAATTTCAGAAATTTTGATAAAAACAATTGTATCTTTTCCTGTTTCACATTATCCATATTTTTTTTAACAATGAAATGAGCAATTATTGACCAAAGACATTCGTACAGATCTAGATGATAAATAAAAATATCATAAATTCTATCTCTAAAATCTAAATATTCCATAGTATCATAATTCTCTAATCTCTCTATTAATCTGTTAACAATTAATTTATTCGGTGCTTTAAGTTCACTATTTTTACTTATAATAGACTTTATATTGGATATATCTTTGAGTTCAATATTTTTAAATAATGATGCGCCTATGCATTTTTTATATTGTGATTTAGTTGGTCGTTTAATTGGCACTGTAATACACCTATTTAAAATACTATTTGGTAAAAAACTTATTGCTTCAGTTATAAAAATGAACGATATTTTTATATTTTTATGTTCAAGAGATTGCATGTAGCTATAGAAAATATCCAAAAGCTCATTATGAATCTTATGAAAATTTTTACATACGATAATACCTTTATGCGTTTGTCTAGCGGAAAGAATGTCCAAAATGGCTTTGTATATTTCATTCCATAATATTCTGGCATGACACCCCAACAATTCCATATCTATTTCAAAATGTATATCACTGATTTTAAAAGTATATTGTCTTTTTTTGGGTAAATTTATATTTATTTTTCTTTCATATTTCAATCCTGTGGGACTAAAAGGTTTTATGAATTTTAAAGCTTGTGTATATTTCCCAATACCAGATGGACCGTAGAATATAATATTATTTTGAAAATTATAGATTTCTGATATTGTTGAATATATTTTATTTGTTTCAGGGTGTAAATCTTTCTTCGCACATGAATTCACATATTCTTCAAATTTAGTTTCATAATACTTCATAATTGATAATATTCCTCTTTATCTTTATTTAAATACTTACAACTATATTCAAATAATGGAACAGGATATAGCCAGTTTATTAACACGTGTTGAATCCTATAAAGACACGCACCCCAATCTTGCATTTTTATGGACATTTTATTTAAAAGAAAAACAAAGGAGTATTCAAAATACTATTGAAGAATGTAAAATAGCACTGTCTAAAATTGATACTTTACCTGATATGACACCATCTACTATTTTAACATTGTACTGTTTGGAAAATTTAGAGACACAACTATAATTGACTTAAAAATATAAAGGTAAATAAATTAAGATGATTATCGCATTAAATAAAGAACAATATAATAAAGATTATATCTTATTCTCGGACAAAACGAAGAATAATATATTAAGTAACGGACATTTTTATAGAATTTTTTACTCACCACCGACTTTTTGTATGAATGGTATCCATGTTTATTTTAATATGAAAGACATATATCTAGAAAGTTACTTTAATAAAGTTAAATGCACATTTGATAAAACTAAAAATTGTGATGCTATATCATTAGTTAAAAATATCGAGAAAAACATTCTAGCGGTCTCTCCAAACGAGGACAAAACACCCGTTTTTCGCATTGATGAACAATTATCACAGGGTTTTATTAAAATTTTTTCTGATAATGCATGGGAAAAAACTTCTGTAGCCAATATTCAAATATTATTAAAAATATCTGGAGTATGGACAGATAGTACCAATTATGGCATAACTTTCCGATTTTTTTTTAACCGTCCGTAACGAAAGAAGTTACTATGACGAATAATTCTATAGCGGCCGCTGCAGCCAATACAGAAAATAACACAATGGCTCCAATCCACACACTTCTCCATGCCAGTGTATTTTCATCATTATCTGCTTGTGATGCATAGAATTTATTCAAAAGAAATAGTTGCATTACTATCAAGAAAAAAGAGAATCTGTTAAACCAATAAAATTTTGATGGTAAAGAATCGGGATGCGCTTCTAAAATTGGTCTTATTTTCACAGTTACAAATATAAGTATACTTAAGGGAATAAGAGTTCCCAAATTTGGCAACATGACCGAAATATTGCTTAGTGTTCCTGTGAATGTATTATCATTTGAACTACTAGTTGCCAGAAGTCTCATTGCTAAAATCCAAGAAGCTGTCAATCCAACTGCAAACCATAGGTATGCTGCTAGATTTCCATCAGGAAGTCCCGCAATTTGGCCTATAGTAAAAATAGTAACACCAATTAAAATAAATACTCTAAAAATCCACATCCATTGTAACATAGTAGTTGCATTATTACTACTCTTTTTTGTTTTAGTGACATTTGCTGCAGAGCTATCCATTCTATATATATATTAGTATTTATAAAATTAATACTAATCTAAATCGTGAATATTTAAAAATAAAATATCATAATTTATTAAATGAGTCAATTTGTTATAAATCAAACACATCCATTAATTCCCAGAGAACAAACCTATGTTCTTGATAGAAAGCTTATTTCATTTCATTCCACAGATAGAGATATTTCCAAATGGCCGGCCGCAAACAATTTTGAAATCATGTTACCAACGGTTTTAAAAAACATCCAGTCAATGAGATTAGACACTATTTCAATACCCAATGATCAATTCGTTTTCAGTAGCCAATATCAAAATACTAAATTATCATTCAGTATGAATATATACAGTGGATTTACCTATAATGATTACGAAACTGTTTCTATTGACGAAGGTTCTTATAATCCACAAGAATTGGCAATTGAAATTCAAAGTAAAATGAACAAGAAAATATCAGAAAAAAATCAAGCACCTTATAAAGGATTCGTATGTGTATATAACAAAATAACAAATACCTTCTGGTTTGGAAATATACTAGAATTATTCACGTTAAGATTTGATATTAAACATACTTATGAAGATTTATGCCCAAATCAGCGTGTTGTTTGGAATCAATATGATAATTGGGGGCTACCGTCATATCTTGGTTACAAAAAAACTATTTATGAAGCAGGTAAAACACCGCCTTATTGGGATTCTGTTAGTGGTGCTACTATTTCAGCTGGGGGTAAATTTGGTTTTGATTATGTTAAAGAATCCGCTAAAAAATATTGGTTATATTCAACAAATACAAATTTTATGGTAGATGTGCGAGATCCCATACCACCCACAAATTTGAGCGACCTTTCGGGATTAGTTGGTAGATTTGGACAAACATGGTGTTATCCGTGCAATGATGGGAGAAGCCCATATCCTAAGGTCAAGGGTAGGGCTTCTGGTCCACCAGCACCTACTATAACAGAATGGAAAAAAAGGGCAAAAATACAGAATATTAATATTATGGGCGAAGATGTTATATATATGGAAGTAGACAGATATAACACTATGGATGAAATTGCACCGTATTCTAAAAATACATCAGGGGAACGATGCAACGACTATCATGGTAGAGTAAATTCAGCTTTTGCTAAAATCCCGGTCCCTTGTCGCGCATATTCTCAAATATTCGATTCAAGAAATGCTTTTTTAATGAATGTATCACACTATGAACCTCCTCTGGAGAGTGTCGCGCGTCTTAAATTTAAATTTAGATACCACGATGGTCGCCTTGTTGATTTTAAATTTTTACCACTTTCATTTACTATTGAATTTAATATGCTTAGAAATGAGCAACTTCGTGCTAAAAATGTCAGAATTCCCGGAGCATATACTTTATAAATGTTTTAACATAGCCTGTAAAATAGTTTTATCGGGCAATGTGGCAAGATCAGAGGATTCGTATTCATTGTCAAATAATTGTTTGATTCCGAAAAATTTTGGCTTTTTCATTGTCTTTGTTTTATAATAAACATATAAACCAAACTTCCCCTTCCTTACAGACATATCTTCATTTAAAATTCTATTAACCTTGGGATTGGTACTTTTTTTCCCAAGCAAAATATCAATAACATCTTCTAGTGTTATAGAACTACCTTTTTTTCTAATGGTTTTCAGAGAATAATTTTTACCATCATGACACATGTATAATCCAAACTTACCCTTTTTCATAATAACTTCTTTATTCTTAAATGACCCCAAACTCCTACCAGTAAACTGATCCGGTTCTATAACCAAATCGCCAATAGTATAACCCCCGTTTCGCAACTTTTCAATATCAAAATCCTTTCTAATCTTTTTAAATGTGACTTTTTCATTTTCATTGCATTTAATTACAGGTCCATATCTACCTATCATATAACTATGCGTCTCGTCAATCTTTATTTCCGTTTTTACGATAGTTGTACTATCAAGTAACGATGACATAGTATCGTCACATTCACGACATAAACTTTGCCAATCCTTTTCACCGCGACCAATACTATCCAATTCTCTCTCCATATTCTCAGTATAGGTATAGACAAAGAGTTTGTCAAAATTATTTATTAAGAATTCCACCACCATTTTACCAAGAGGTTGTAAAATAAGTTTATTCTTTTCATTCCCAAACTCCCGATCTAATTCAATCTCTTCTAGTTCATCCCCTACTAATTTATAATCAGTACATTTGATCTTTTTACCTTCAATATTACCTTTTTCAACATACCCTCTTTCTTGGATTTTTGTAATTAAACTTGAAAATGTAGATGGTCTACCTATCCCCTTTTTTTCCAACATTTGAACAAGACGAGCTTCCGTGAAATGTGTCTTTAAATTTTTTAAATTCTCTTTTGCATAAATCTGTTTATAACATACATTTCCTTTTTGGAGAGATTTAACATAATCAAATAGCTTATTTTCATCACTGTATCCTCTTACAATCATCCATCCTGGAAAATTAACCAATTCTTCACTATGCTTATATAAATATTTTGACGGGGATATTATAGTGGATGTTACTACGTCAAGCATTGCATCACTCATGCAACTCTCTACAGTATTTGCCCATATTAACTGATACAACCTTTTTTCACCACTCCCCAGCGGCACGCTTGTTGTACTTAGTTTCGTTGGACGAATCGCTTCATGAGCCTCTTGTGCGTTTTTGTCTTTGGATTTACCCTTTCCAATAATTAATGATCCAATGTTTAGTTTTATATAAGTATGATCGACTGACCACCTTCCTCTTATGAATTTCTTTGCTCCGTCAATAAATTCCTTACTATATTTCTTATTATCTGTTCTCATATATGTTATATATCCACCTTCATATAATTTTTGCGCCATTTGCATAGTCCTTTTTGGTGAAAAGTGCAATTCATTTGACGCGCGTTGTTGTAGAGAAGATGTCGAAAAGGGTGATGGTGCCTTCCTAATACTATTGGTCTTTTTATTAGATTGGATTTTATGTTCAAAATCCACACTGTCGCACAGGAATTTCTCTGTTTTTTCATTTGATTTAAAATCATAATTCAATCTATATTCTAAATTTTTATCAGTAAAATATCCCCTAATCTCAAATGCCTTCGTTCCTGCAGCGTCATCTATTGTTTGTTGATTTTCATATACCAATCGCAATGCCGGAGTTTGACAACGTCCGGCAGATAAACCTGACTTATTTTTACCACTACAAAAGAATTTTTTCCATAGGACAGGAGATATTGTATACCCAACTAAACGATCCAAAACTTGTCGTCCAAGTTGCGCATGCACCTTTTTCATATCTATGGTTGTCGGCGATTGTATCGCATTTTGAATAGCTACCTTTGTGATTTCATGGAAAATGATTCGTTTTGTTGTTTTAATAGGCAAACGAGCTAACCTACAAATATGCCAAGCAATTGCTTCACCTTCTCTATCATCATCAGTAGCCAATATCACTTCTTCCGCGTTTTTAATATTTTCTCTCAAGGCTTTAATATATTTCCCTTTGCTGATCATCAGCTTAAACTCTGGTTTATAATTATCTTTATTTTTAACATCGGACAACTGATATATGTGGCCGAAACTGGCCACACATTTGTAACCGTTTCCTAGATACGACTCAATCTTTTTACATTTTGCAGGTGACTCAACGATTACTAATTTAACCATATTATTATTAATAATAATATCATTTTATGTAGTTTCAATTTATTTTAGTAATAATATATATATATATAATGACTTCTGAAGGACAAGGTAAATTAATATATAATACAGCTTTATATAGTATTGGAACAAATTTAGATGCACTTGAAATTGTAAATGATGAAAGTTCAACGCCAGCTGCAAAAGATCGGGCGATGCGTACAATTAAAAATCTAGTTGCAACACGCGTCGGTGGTGATCCGAGTACTATTTTCCCCGATAGCCTGACACATGAAATATTGACGACTGTTAAATCTAAACAACATGAAATATGTTTTAAATCAGATGATTTGGTCGCCGAAAATATTCGCTTACTAAAAACTCTTGCAGGTGATACAGAATATATGGCGATGTCCGTTGGACAACTTCCAGAAAATGTTGGAAATCACTTTGCAACTAGTGTTGACCAGGCTTCCGCAACGATGCAGTTGGCGGATCATCTGGGCACAGCAGCTGACGAGCGCGAAGTTGACAAAATGAGGAAGAATGCTAGAAAAAAGAGGCGCAGATTTAATGAAAATAATGCATATAATAAGGCATTAATAGATCGTATAAAAAGGGGGGAAGATTATGATAAACAATTTTGGATACATGAAGTTTGCAGATTTAAAAATGCATCGGTCATCGGCAAAGATGGTAAAGACAGTGGAGTAAAAGAGTGGTACAAAACACATGGCGGAGATCCTGTAAAATCGGTAATGGATTTACTAGGTAACACTGGCAAAGCTAAATCCGACCAGAACAAGGTATTTTTAATGGTTGAAAAAGTTCCCGAACACGGTGATCCAGATTTTTTACTTAATTTTTATAATAAAAAATATGGATATCAAAATATTCCTCAAGGATATTCGACGCATAGTTTTATGATGCTGGAAGATAAGAAGGGTGGGAGGAAAAAAACGCGCAAAAGACGTAAAACAAGAAGGAAAAGCGGGACGCGGCGCCGGCGAAAAATATATAAATCTAAGATAACTGGGAGATTTTTAGATACATTTAATATAAAAAAAAGAAAAAAGAATCATAAATATCCTTTTACACGCGGAAATCTTTTTTATTTAAATAAAAAATCACATGGGAAAAGAATTACAGCAAAAATAATTCGTAAATATCCAAAAGCATTTAATGTAAAATTACGTAAAAGGTTTTTATAAGAATTAATTTTTTCTCCATTGCCATAAAATGAATCTTTTAAATTCACCATTGCTATATGTTTCTTCTGTTTTAAAAACTGCACCCGGTGACGGTGGAAAAGCAATAGATAATTCAGGGATGAAAATTTCATCTCTATACGTTTTATAAGTTGCCAATAAACCTGGATAACTATGAGAATCCTTAAATTCAATTATCGGACTTTCAATGTCATAAAGTGGTACCCCTTTCATAAATAATATATTTTCAGAAAATATCTCTCCAAGTTCTTCACTAATACCTCTTTTCAAAGCGTCAATAGGTCTTTCTGCATTTGGATTAAACTTCTCACGTATACCTTCTGTATCTCTGGGGCGATACTCATCTTCTTGATTTATATGGCCTATTTCATATAAAGAGTACTCTTTATTCTCTCCATTATAAACACTAACGTGCAAAACACTTATTGAACGCGTTATCATGTTATCTATATATTCTAAGATGGTATCTTTATTAATAATTTCTGTTAAAAGATTATTTAAACTATTAGTTCTTTTAGTCCCCCAAGATTCTATTTTTCCTTCTTCTACACCGTGATCAATCAAATGCTGTTTTAATCCGTCTATAATAAATTCATTACCATCCATTCCTGTTTTTTTCCATCCACCACCGCGTCGTCTTCTTGTTTTTTTAATTCTTTTTACGCGTGTATATTTCTTTTGTCTTCTCAACCTGTATCGTCTTTTTGTTTTACCCTTTTTCTTCTTTCTCATTAACTTATATACTATAGATATTAATTATAGTATAAAATTGAAGTATTATTGTTGATATTCAATAACATCATTATACAACCACAAATACAACATGAGCAAACAAACAGTAACCTTCGAATTGTCCGCTGTCCAAATGAAGAAATGGGGGCCCATTTTAGAAAACAAAGACGGTGTTAAGACACTAACGGGAGCTTTAAGGGATCTAGCTGTTCTTAAAAAATATAAAGAAAAACAAGTTTCTAAGAAAAAAATGTCATGCATTCAATCTCCTATTCCGGTAGAAGATAATTATAAAATACAACATTGGCAAAAATATAAAACCCAAATTGCAGAAATTTGCAAAATTTCCAGAGAAGTTTATTATGGATTCCCATTTTCAGGAAAGGAACATCATTTTCAATCTGCATTAGAAGAAGAACTGAGAGATGCAGGATATCATGTTCAACAAGAAGTGGCTAGATTATTACATTATACGAAACGAAATGGAGAGATAGTGCAATTACCGCATGATATCCGTGGCAGAGAAGATCTATTGCTCCCTAGAGAAAAACTAATTTTAGAACTAAAGCAGGTATCTAAACTAACGGGAAAAGAATTTGGACAAATTTGTCGGTATATGCAAGAACGATCCGATCATACAACCTGGGGCAAAGATACAAGAGGAATGTTAATTAATTTCGGAGACTATAGGTTGGAGTGCTGGTACCTATTTTATGACAAAACGAATGGTAGAATCTCAAGAATTCAAACTGCTATTTCGGATGCGATTGATATAGATACATTATTTGACACATATTATCAAAGAGGGTAAATCTTTAACGTGTATTTAAAAATATAAGAATAAATTTAAAAATTCTATGCAGGGACATGGCGCAATAGTGGCGCGTTAGATTGCAAATCTAAAGTATGCGATTCTAATCCACTGCCTTCAAGGGCTATACCATAGATTCGCGGTATCCCATGGGATCATTTGTTATTTCTTTATATATAACTTCTACCTGTCTATCACGTTGTATTTCTCTCTTAATTTTCTTACAACACCCACAACATAATTTGGATAGAAAATTGCCCATATTTATATATTATATTACTATTATATTAGTATGGCAAGGAAAGGTATTCGTAGTGCAACCGTTAGATATATGGAAAACGAATTGGAGCCTCAGGTTGAGGCATTGCAAAAAGAAATACCCAAATTGCAACAGGAAGAAAGTAAGATTCACCACCTTTTGGCAATGGTTAGTACCATTAGTTCACGTTTACAATTAGATAGGTCTAATGATCCCGATTGGAATGATTTAATGAGCAAATATGATAAGATTGTTGAACGGCTTATGTTTGTAAAGTTAAAGGAAACAGAAATAATTGCTGAATATAATTTGCTAGTAGATGTATTGGATAACAAATTTTCAAGAAAATCTTCTCGCAAAATAATAAAAAACTCACTGTGGAAGTCTGGTAATAATACCTTAAAAACAACATCGCCGAGTAGCAAAGGGGGGCGAACTAGGAGGCATCGTCGGGCAAAAATAGCAGGGAAAAGAAAATCTAGGAGACTTTAATTATTTGATATCTTATATTGTGACCAAGTCATTTTATTAACAACCCTTCGTTTCTTAGCCTGTTGTTTTCCATCTTCATTTTCATATTTCTTTTCATGTCGCAACGCACTATCGATATATAATCTCTTAAGAATTTTTCCAATTTCAACAGATGCCTCGTGTTGATTGGTTTCTCCATTTTCAACTTCTCTTAGTTTTTCAATAAAAGTATATAAAATATTAACATCCATTTCATCCTTCATCAAACGATTGAATATATTGGTATAATTATTCCATAAAAAATTGCAATGAGAAATAATAATTTCATTAAATTTGTTTTTGTCTGTTAAGCGGAGTCTTGAGTATTTTTGTTTTAAATTAATTAATTTTTCAACATCGTTTTTTATCTTATAACTGTGTCGTAATTGTCTAATTTTTGTAGTATTGTCGTCTGCGTCAAATTCTTTAAGCATTTTATCAAGATGTAATCTCTCGTTATCATTTAAATTACTCATTATGAATTATTTTATTATAATATCTTTATGTTCAAAAAATATTATTTATATTATATATAATGACTAAAAGTCTACCAAATGCATACCCGTCAATAGCGATTAGTGCTCACCTCACTAGTTTGGAGAAATCTGCCAGTGCGGGCTCAGCAGATGCAAAGAAAAACGCCACGAAACAAAATGATTTAAACAAGAACACTATGGCTGGTGGGAAGACAAAAAAAAAGCGAAAAAGAGGTGGGGCATGCCCTACCGCCGATGGTGCATCATTAATAGTACCAACTTTTGGGTCAAGTAACAATAAAAGCATACGACCCAACCCCAAACAAAATTTACAAACAGCAATGCAGCATGCCTTACAAGAAAATGCGAACAATAAAAGCAACGCAGGTGTAGAAAATTGGTCGGGAGGTGGCACAACTGCTCTAGGAGCCTTCGTGGAAAATTTAAACAATATGTCAACTAAAGAAAATAAAAAGGGGGGTGCGAAAAAAAATAGGACATCTAATAAAAGATGCTGTACTAATAGGTGCGGTTGTAAAAGAACTTGTAAATGTATGTGTGGAAAAACAAGGAGAAGAAGACGAAAATATCGGAAATCGCGAAAACGCAGAAAAAAAAGATCTAAAAAAAGAAGATCTAAAAAAAGAAGATCTAAAAGAAGAAGACGATAAAAGTATAACCGTAATAATGATTATATGTCAATTAATATGTATATATATATAATATGCCAATTGTTGCTCAGGTGGAATCAAAGCGGTGTCTTTATTGCAAAGGATCTGGTTTAATTAAAAAAAGCCCGTTTGTTTGTATAGATTGTAAAAAACATAATTTATCATCTTGTATTTATTGTGAAAATGCGAATAAAAGTCACTACCGCGAATGTGAAAAATGTTATAGTACAGGAAAAGACAACTATCAAAATAGAAAATAATATTTAATTATTTGAGAACTTATAATTATATTCATTGACACCGAATATGCATGATTTAGTATAAGAGTAATAATAAAATAGCAAAATAATATATACATGACCAAACTTAAAGTTAATGAAAGAACTTACAAGGCAACAAAATGGACATATGCGTGGACAAAAATAGCATTAATTATTTTATATATTATTGGATTTTTGGGGTTATGGGGAGAAGCGCCGAGATATTTAAGAATTTTGGATGGAGTATTTAATGTTATTATGGGAGCAATATTGGTATATTTTTTTAACCCATTCAAGAAAACAATATGCAATAATTTTCATAGAAAAGTGGCATTTTCTGCTGGCGTTGCTATATTATTACAAACATCATTAATGCAGTATATAAATCCAGAAAGTATTGTTAAAAAGGCAATACCCAAAGTATAATAGTGGAAATATACTATTTATTCTCTCCTTGTTTTTCTTTTCCGCACTCTTCTATTACTGCGCGTTTTATTAATATTAAGGAATTTGAATATCTCTTTTCTAATGATTTTAAATTGTTTAATATCTCTTTTATTGATACGAGTTCTCTTAACTACATATTTATTATAACCTGAACCAGCTGTTAAATATTGATACATATATTGTTTAAATTTTTTATGTTCGGATAACGGGACAACCTTTCCCAGGTGTGAATCAAGATATTCATTAATCATTTTGTTCAACGGTATTCCATAATTATATGCATATAAATGCATGTATTTAATTTTTGGATGTATCATATAAGGATGAGACTGATCATCTAAAAAAATAAATTTTGCTTCCTTTCCATACCCCGTAGACTTTAAAAGATCAGAATACGTTTTACTATGCGTTGTACGTCTATTCGTTTTTTCATGTGGTCTCCATGCTGTTATAACTCTATCGAATAATTTATAGCGGAGTTTTTTTTCTATATATCTTTTAATTGTCATAGTCCATGATCTTGGGCCCATATTATTGGTATAAATTACAGCCTTTATACAATGATTTTTCTTTTTTTCAACTTTAATAGTTTCAAATATTTCCATAATCCCAGGTCGTAGAAACTTCCGCCATAAATCCAATAATTTGAAAATATACTTATCGGGAATGCGCGATTTACCTATTATTATCTGAAGACCATTTAAAAACATCGCTACTTCCTCAAAATGTCCTATAGTATCATCTAGATCAAAAACTATTACTTTTGTTACACATTTAGGCATTATATATTAAAGATAGAAGTTTAATTTATTATAAAATGACGAGAAAAAAAGATAAAAAGAAAGCTAAAAATACAAAAAAAAAGAAAGCAACGATACCTAAAGCCATAAGAGAACAAGTGTGGATTAAAACTTTTGGAAAAGAATTTGAACATAGTTGTTATATTTCATGGTGTAAAAATACAATTTCAGTATTTGATTTTCACGTTGGGCATGATAAACCCGAAAGTAAAGGTGGGACACTAAGTATAAATAACTTAAAACCAATATGCGCCCGTTGCAATTTATCAATGAGTGATAATTATACTATTAATGAATGGAACCAGTTAAATGGAGTTAAACAAACATGCTGTCTTTGCT